GAAAGCAGTTAGGTCGGCGTTGTCGAACGTACGGGGCGATCCCGTGGCAGGGCCCAAGTCCTGACAGATACGGCCCGTGCATGCTTCTTGGCACGTCGAGTTGATCTGCTCGAGAGCGAAGACCGAGTCGCCAGTCTTCTTGTTGTAGAGCCCGTTGTAGTCCCACGTGACGTTAGCCGGCTGGAGCTCGGTGGAGCGGGTGTCCCAGAAGACACACTCATTGGTGCCATCCAGGTTGTCGCAGAAGATGCCGTTGTTCAGGAACACGCTCTCCTGCAGAGCCTGGAACGCCTCTACGTTGCGGGTGCTCCCATCAGATACGAACGTGTTGTTGATGGTCTCGACGTTCTCAGAGCACTGCCCGTAGCCGAGCTTGCCGCCCAGGAAGTAGTTGTTCGTGACCGCCAGCCACTTCAGGCCACCCGAGGTCTTCATCCCGCGGACCGAGGTCGAGTCCCTCAGGTCATTCGAGTCGACCCAGTTGTACTCGGAGCATCCGTCGTTCCAGTGCCCGCCTATGTCGATATCGTCCTCGCCGTTGTCGAGACAGCGATTGCTCTGGATCCATCCGTAGTGCCCGCACCATGACTTGATGCCGTCCTCGTCGTTGGATGAGCCGTTATTCTCAACCAGGTTGTTGCGGATGATGTAGTCCTCGACGCAGCTGACCGAGATGCCACCGAAGCCAGGCGAGGAGGGGTTGTCCTTGATCCGCGAGTTCTCGATCGTCAGATCGGTCACATCCCACCCTGCGGTACAGTCATCGTTCGTGAACCCGGAGTTGTTCGAGACTGAGATTCCGCCCCGGCCCATGCCCTCGACCACCACGTTCGTGACAGTGACCGGCGTCGGGGTGTGCGGGGACCCTGGCTGGAGCCAGATCCCAGTCCCACGCCCGCCCGAGCCGCCAGCGGCCGGGATGTTCCGAATCGCCAAATCCCGGACCACCAAACCAGTGAAATCGACGCCCTGAGCAAGGACCCCCGCCCCCTGGCACACGCCAGTGCCGTCTCCTGCCCCCTGGTGATCGATCAGGGAGGTCGAGACGACCGTATTCCACGGTCCCTGTGCAGAGGGCGTCCCGTCCGCTAAGGCCGTGTCGTCCGCCGCACGGCCCTCTACCGTGATCCCCGTATCCTCGATGACGACACAGTTGCCGTTCGCACTGGTGCCAGTGTGGGTACCGATGATGCGGATGGTGTCGCCGTTGACGACGTTGGACCGCTCGTTGGTCGTGAAATACTGGAGCGTCGCGCAGGCGTTCGTGATCGGGGTTCCGCACCCAGCTTCATTGTCACAGCCACCGGCGCAGGCGTTCCAGCCCGTGCCGATGTAGTAAATGACCGCCTCTGCCCTACCCGCAAAAAGGGTAAGCGCCAGCGCCAAAGGTAGTATTTTCCTCATCAAACTGCCTCGTTATGGAATGAATGACCGGACGCAGGCCTGGAAAACGCCATTGTCCTCGAGCGTGACGACTTTGCCGATATCGCCATCATCCGCGCATGGCACGATAGCTGCCTCAGGGTGCTTGTCGCTAACCGAGCCACCTGCGCTACCAGCACCGCATGATCCCTTTTGCCACGAGCCATCACAGAACCAGCACGTGACCGTCATGGTCCCGCCGCCGGTGGCACAATCCGACGCAGTCACGCCATCGGTGATGGTACAGAACGTACCGTCCGTCGCAGTCGTGCCCAGAAACCCGAGAACTCCGACTGTTGTGGGGCTCGGACAGCCCGATCCACCGGATTGGGTCTTTACCTGCGCCCATGCAGGGCTCAGGAATGCGCTCACAACGCTCAGGAACGCCGCTAGGGCGAGTTTCTTCATCAATGCCATCTTGGGCCTCCTAGACCGTCTCGAACAGCGTGAGGTTGGCCCTGGTGATCTCGAAGCGGACGGTCAAGAACGTAGCGGCAGGCACATTGACCACCGTGACGCGCAGCCTTTGGTCCGAATTGAACCCCGTCGAGTCCCCTATGCCCGGACCTTTGCCGGCGACCAGCGGGGGGCCCACTTGCCCGAGGATGCTGTTCAAGTCGATGCGGGTTGAACCTTCGTCTTCGTCCAGGCCTGAAGTGATGATCCCGAACGCGTCATCGTCAAAGGTATGACCAAACCTGACGTGGGCCCCTGCGCCCACTGCGCCCCCGTTCGATGACACTGCGAGCTCGACGGCCGTCACCATGTAGGCGCCGGTGGTGAACAGGTCTACGGGGAACTCCCACGTCTTCGTCGTGGAGGTGGTATCGCCATTGACTGTCTGCGCGATCGAGAACTGGCCGGTAATGCCGTCTTGCTCAGGGAGCCCTGCGGGGCCCTGCGTCGAGGCCGTGCTGATACCGAGTAGAGCGTCGAGGGACAATGGGAAGTAGCCCCGCACCGAGTCGTTCTCGCTGCCGTTGGTCACCGAGTACACCGGGTCCGCTCGTAGTCGTGACTCAGACGATCGCGCCAGCGTGTACTTCCACGGACCAGACGTTCTGCCATTACCGCGTACCCTGACGCGCATGATCTCTCGGTCCTCACCGTTCGGGATATTCCCGTCGGGTGTCGAGAACACGATTCGTCCAGTGACCGACAGGTTCGACGTATTGTCAGCCAGCGTAATCCAGAAGTTCACGTTGTACGGGTCCACTTGCAGGATAAACGCACTGATACTTTGAACCACGCCATCCACCGTCAACGGTATAGACGTCGCCCCCTCGATGTTCACTACCTGCTGACCACGCGCAGGAATGGGCCCGATCAATTGTGTTCCATCGGAGTCGTACGTATTCTCCCCGTGCGCCCAAGACACGTTGCGCGGCGGAGTAACGGGAACATCACGTGGGAATATGAACCCGATGAACCCCGTATCTTTCGCCCACATCGCTGTGGTCGGGAGTAGTTTTACCTGAACCCTGTCGCAGTCCGACGCGACCGTAAACGTAACCTCAGTGTCTGGATTGATCCCGTCCTGCGTGACTTGGAAGTATCCCTCGATGTCGCGAGGATCGTCCAGCCCAGTCATGTCCGGCATGCCCTCCAAAGAAATCCAGTCGCCCGTCTTCAATCCATGCACGCCCGTAGCCCACGCCAGCCGGATCGTAGCCGGATTTCCTACGTCGGACACGGTCTGTACATAGACATCCTCGCCGAACGGAGCCGTAACCGGGAAGCACCGGAGCTCGTCCCTGTACACGTACGTGCCGCCGCCGACCACCTTGGGGCAATTGAATACCTCGTGAGCACCTGAGGCGTACTCCACGTCGTAGGTATCAGCACCATCCGCGGCGCCCCATGAGACCTCGAGTGTTCGCTGATTGCGCGGGCGGCTCAAGGTCGTGGCAATCCAATTCATGATCGGAGTGCCCGGGACGGTCTCTAGGATTTCTTCATCGGTGGGCGGAATCGCGCCGGTCTGATCCGCTGAGTGGACCTCGGGGGCGTCTATCACGCAGTCGAGATCGATCTTGTCGAAACCACGCGGCACGCCAGAGACAACCAAACACTTGCGCCGGAACGTGTCCTGACGGCCGAACAAGAACTGCGTGCGCTCACGGCCCTCGCCGGTAATGTTCATGGTCAGGTTTGGATCGGTACCGGTAGGATCGCCAGTCATCATGAACTGGTTGTCTGCGCCGACCACACGCAGGACGTTGTCCCCGGGCTCTGGGTGCGACACGCCAAGATCGTCCTTGAACGTAACGGCGTGGTTCCCGCCGAGCTTGTACAACTGCACCGAGTCAATCAGGATCTCGTCCGCGCCGACCGTACCGAGTGCAGTAACCCCCACTAGGAGGTCCGTCACGCCCGCACTGAGACCATCGAAAATGACGCTCACCGGCGCCCAGTAGCCTTGGCTCAAGACCGCAGCATCGCCAAGGATCAATCCCCCGATCGGCTGCGGGAAGATGCTCGCCTTCACCTCCTTTCCGACCGCACTCGCGTTGTTCGCCTTCACCCACGCGACGAGCTCATACCCCTCGAGGTTCGATTGCGCGATATCGGGTATGTCGACTAGCTGCGTGATCCCCATCGTCGTTTCAGCACTCGGGTTGGTGAGCTTCATTGCCCCCTCTCCGATGTGCGTTTTGCCCACACCCGACTCCAGTGCTCGTACGATCGATGCCGGGCTCGAGACCCACGCAGAGATCTCAGTCGTGGTCTCCATGTCCCCGCTGATGGCCGTGGGGATGTCGCGCCAGTTCAGCTGCTCGGTCACCGTGAACAACCAGTAGGTATCGAATTGACCGCCGGAGATCTGCGAGAATCCGGTGACGTCCCCACCTTGGCTCTGCGCAATGATCGGGTGGTTCACGGAAACCATCTGGGTCGGGAGCACTAGTGTCCCTTCGTACTCAGTGGCGAACTTCACCTGCATACGTCGGTATCGTAGGTCCGCCGTGTGCCACCGGGCCTCCCTCCACGCGTGGGCTCGGTTCGTAATGCCGGGCATACGAACGGTCTCGAACTCCTGACTTTCCGCATCCTGATCGACGAAGTATCCGCCGACCGTGTCCATCTGCCACGTGTCCCCGTTGAAGAACTCGACCTCTATCCATTCAGGCGCGTTCGGCTGCAGAAAAGAGAATCCCTGGTCGAATGAGTTCTTCACGATGTTGCGCGGGCTGAACGTCGCGACTGCGAGAGACTGCGCCTCATCCTTAACCAGAGTCCATTCGTTGTAGACCCATATCAGCTTGCATCGGTGTACCGACAACATCTGATTAACCGCGTCCATCCATGCACCGCGCTGATCGAAGTAGAACGCGTAGGAGTCATCCGGCTGCGGAACGGGGTCTCCACCACCGTCCGGGATCAGGACCTTGCCCGAGGTCTCGCTAGCGCGACGGGCAAAGGAATCCAGATCGATCTGGTCGTCAGTGAGACCACCTCCGTAGAACTTGTCCCGCATCGCATCGAGTGCACAGAAGATCCCGTTGGTCACTGGCTGCATGCGCGACGGGTCCACCTGATACTGGTCGGTGATAGTGTTGCCACGAGAGAGCACGCCGCCCGAGTCTCCGCTCACGCCGTTAGAGTTATCGACATATAGCCTGTCGGCGTTGACGACCTTCTTGACCTCGAATGTGCCGTTGTTGTTGGAATCGCTGAACGCGGTCAGGGTGACAGAGTCGCCAGGTGCGAGTCCCTTGGCTATGTCGGTACTGTTGATGGCGATCCGGTTCGGCTTCTTATTGCTGGTCGTACAGCCGGTCGTGTCCGGGAACGTGAAGTACCCCGGGTTCCACCGCTTGCCGGGCTCGGAGGCCGGGATGAGCACGGGCACGGTGGCACCAGGGTCATACCCAAGGGAGGTGATCTGGGCACTTGCCCCGCCAAAGTCCCCGAGCGCGCCAACGTCCAGTGAGTCCGAATCTTCAGTATGTAACGCCGCGCTAGTATGCATGAACGAGATCGTGTCCGGCCCCAATACCTCGAAGACGGCCCAGTCTCCGTCTAGGTCGAACGGACCGCCACCGGCGACCGGGGGCTTTGCGCCGCTTGCGACGTTCTCGGTGCCTGAGAGCCTGAACATCTGGCTCTGACACATGCTGTGGTCAGGGAAGTTGATCACGAACCTCATCGAGCCCGCTTGGGACTTGAACGCGTCTGTCGGGAGCCCCGTGAGCGGTACGGCGGAGCCGTATACCGGGATCAGCCGTGTGCCGATGTAGGCGACTTCTCGAGCAGTTTGTGTGTTCAGGTTGGCGTTGGCCCTGGCCTTCAGTGTCGAGACGGTGCCGTGTTTGTACTGCCGGTCCGCGACGTTACCGTCTCCGTTGATCGCGAATCTCAATCCTGTCCAGCTAACGCGATCGTCTCCGACCTTATCCTCTTCCGAGAAGAGCCGGTTGTACGGGTCGACACCGCTTCCGGTACACCTCTGGACCCTGATTTCCCAAACCCCGTCCTCGTCATCGAAAGCCTTGCCAGCAGGCAGCCCAGTAAACCCATCGATGTCACGATTAGGATCAAGCGGGACAAGTTTCATGTCGAAGCTGAGCGTTACCGCCAAGGGATTCACCTCGTCGGCAGGTCCCCAGAATGGAACCGTGGTAAAGAACGCCGCGGAAGCGAACTTCGCGTCTCCGTAGATGATGCCTTGGTTCGCCTGAATAGATGGGGTCGGCTCCCCTGTTGGGCCACGAGCCGACACTTTCGAGGTCGTTATCTGCCAATCGCCCTCTTCCGATCCGTGTGTATCGGTCACGTCGTACCATGGGGACGCTGGCGCCCCAGTGACGTCGTTCACCTCACGGACTTGAACACGTAAACCAAGCGGGAACCTCTGTGGGTCACCGCTCACCGTGGCCCCCAGAAACAGCCCTCCAGTCAGGTCGACGAAGACCTTGCTCGAGGTGCCGGTCGTGCGCGTCATCTTGATGCCCGCAGTCCAGTCGATGCGGATGTGGCCACGGCTGTTCCCGGTAGGACTCCCCGATGGGCCATGAGTTCCGCCAGTACCCAAATCTCGGGGGACGACGTTATTCTGACCGTTCACCGTGCCGTCGGTGCCAAACGGTGGGCTCACCTTCACCCAATTCCGGTTATCGTTCGTGTGCCCGCTGGCTACAATGTGGCGTCGGCGAGCAGGGTGGAATATCCGCCACGTGAGCGTCGATGTGAACGCATGGGTCCAGTTACGGATCGTGGTCCCGACGTCGTCAGACCAATCGTTCCACGTCATCTGAGTCTTGAACGTGAGTGGCCAGACCATGAAGCCAGCACGGTTTGAATGAAACCTGTGACTCAGGTACTTGGTTTTAAAGTCCTTGTTGTCCTTGTCCGCATCGCCGTCGTATCTGGGATCCTGCATCCCGCATCCGTCGACCACATCGCCATTCGACGCGAATCGATTCGAGGCGACATCATCTCCGATGTCACCGAGCCAGAAAGTCTGACCGATGAAGTCCTGCCCCGCACCGGCCGCTCCGCCATTGAAGTTTCCGTACGTCGTGATCGAGACATCGCTCGTGACGGTCGGGTCCCACAAGAGCGTCATTGCGGGTTCGCCAACCAAGCCGTCCTCGCCCGACTCAACCGTATCGGAACTGATGGAGGTTCCAGGGATGTTTCCAGCCCCAGTTGCCATCACCTCATCGATCGTGATCTCCGCCGCCTGGCAGCGCGGGTGTACCTGACCGCGACTGTTGTTGGGAAACGCGTCACCCGGGGATACCGTCGCGTCTTCCTCCGCATAGGCGATCAACTGATACTCGTTAGAGCCGGGCAGGGGCACGTTGCCAGTGTCGACCGCGTCCACGGTAAGCGGCACAATCTTGCCGATGCTCGTGTCACCCGGGGAATGAATCTTCCAATCGATCTCCGTAAGACCAGCGACGTCTCGATTGCCGATCGAGATCCTCGCGTTCGCGGAGTCGTACCAGCCTTGAGTCAGGTAGAGAACCTGATGGAGGTACTGGACCCCACGACCGATCCGTCCTTTCTTACCGTTCTCCGCACCCTCGACATCTCGATCTACGACATAGACCTTCTGCCCATCCCAGACCGTGTAAGGCTCCTCGATCAGATCCGGGATAATGCGGATCTTGCCGTACTGGACGGGTATCGGCGATCGGCGACGGACGATATTGCCCGTTGGCGCGAGGCTATAGGTCGGGCTCGCGTCCTCCGGTCTTCGGATACCGCCGGGCTTGAATAGCTGAGAAAGCCCATAGAGCCCGCCTGCGATGATCAGGCCCTTGGTGAGGCCGAAGGCCGAGTAAGCCAGCGTACCCGCTGTAATGCCGCCCCCTGCGGCTGCAGCGCCCGCTGCGATGCCAGCACCGCCTGACACCCCCGCTGCTGTGCCAACGCCCGCAGCGCCCAAAATGCCTCCAGCAAGGTACGGTGCAATGATCACGAGGATCAGAGCCCCGATGATGAGGCCAGGGTGAGAGCCACCACGGCCACCGCCCCCGCCCTGTGGGATCAGTCGGCAGTCGATGAAATGGACGATCTGGTCTTCGGTGATCTGAGAGACGTCCCAATCCGCGCGCAGGACAAATTCGCCGTCTACCATGCAAATTGTCGGTACGTCGAACTCTTCAACCCCGTGCCGGTCCAGAAAGTCGCGAATAGTGGTCCCGACAGGCACTTCGTAGTGCCCGGTGTTGATGTCGCCGGAGACGACTCCGCAAATCTCTACTATGCCGTTCATGCCTTGACCCGGTAAAAACGTAGTTTCCGCCAGACGCACTGCGCGATCGGAACCGCGACGCATCCGGTGCCCCTCTCGGAGTGTATAATCCGCCCCCCATCAACCGCCACATACACGCCCAAATGCATCTCCCGACGCTCATTGCCCATGGTGACCACGCATCCATCACTCGGGCCCGAGATCTCCTCGCCGAGCGGATGCCCAAGCTGGAAGATCTTGTCGGAGATTTCCGCGTCATTATCGGAGTTCACCACCAGATCGGGCAAGTCGATACCGTAGAACCGTTTCTGGATATGACGAACCATGCCATAGCAGTCGAACGCGTATGGCCCCCGGGCTCCGGGTTCCCATGGTAAGCCGATGAGGTCGGCCAGCGCCGCCTTCCCCTCAACGGACCAAGACGTCGTCATAGACCCTCTGGCGGAGTTCTCGATGTCGTATTGAACAGGAATGGCGCGGTAACGTGATTGTAGAACCGCTTCGGGAACGGACGGTTGAAATAGTCAGGAAGGGTGCAGGTTGCGCGAAGCTCGTTTTGACGCGTCGTCACCACCGCGAGCGTCATCTCGAAGATGTAGTCCGGCTCCGTCAGTGCGTTACTACGGTACTGCCTGTACCTGACGAACACGGGTTCCTGAAGTTGCGTAGCTGCCTCGACGTACTCTCCGATCCAGGGCAACACGTTGTCCACCACGATCACGAGTTCGATGTTCTGGCCCGGGATACGTGCCGGTGGCTGTGATTCGAACCCGACCGGTAGGAACTGGATATTGGTGCCGCCTGGATCGACCGGAGCGTTGCTCTCAAGAGAGGCGCGGATCTCTTGGTAGTTACGGACAATGCGCAGTGGTGCCGGTCTGCCTTCTGGGGTCTTGAATGTAGAGTGACGCCATTCGAGTGTCGGGAGAAGGATGACGTCATCGGGTGCGGTGGCATACGCTTCTTTAAGCGCGTCGGTGAGATCAGCCATCAGGACACCTCGTCCAAGATCTCTACCTGACTACTGACCACCCATTCCTCGAACGACCGGTAGTTGTACGTCGGCGGCTCGATAAACCGACAACGCTTCTGTACGTACGAATTGAACGTCCATACGTCCATCAAGAAGATCTTGGATCCACGGCGCGTGGTAGTCGTGTAGAACACATCCATCTCACTGGCCTGCGTGGCGTTCATCTCCCACTGTAGGCGCTGGTTCACCGGCTGCTGGTCTGAGCTAGGTCGTACCCGTGGCGGTCCGCCCTCGACCTCGGTCCTGCGGTTGGCTCCGTCCGCTTCCTGACGAGCGTACCCGTCGGGACGTGGTAGTGGCGCCGTGGCGAATGCAGTCTCAAAAACCGGGAACGCCATTAGCTCAACCCCGTTGTTTTCGCGCGGCTCAAGATGGCATTGCTGTTCTGGCTTCTGCCGTTCGTCGTGCGTTTCGCCATTTCCGCATCGACCATGTCGACGACAATGTCGAGTTCCATTCCACCGACACCCTGCTTACTCCTGGTGGTCGCATTCGCGCGCTTACCGTTCTCGGCACCATTGATAGTGACATTGGTGGTAATCCCACCACCGATACCCTGTCGGCTAAACGGGCTCTTGAGGCCCGACATGACTGGCGTAGAGCCCCCCAGTCCCCCGCCAAATCCTCCTCCCTTAGGCATACTACCGAGCAGTACGTCAGCAATGTTCCTCCCTAGTGACTTAAATGGGTCCCCTTTGAAGCCAGGGGTAACCGGCGTCTTGTCCTGCAGTCCGCCGTTGGGCTCTGTGTTCGCGCGGATGATGGGGGATAGTACGTCCGCAATGTCACTACCGAGCGGCTTGATAGCACCGTCGTTGAGATTCAGTAGAACAGGCGTCCCGTCCTGCAATCCCCTGTCCGATTCTCTACCAGTCGGAAGAACCCGGAGTAGCATGTCGGCAATGTCCTGACCCAGCGACTCAGATGGGTCGCCGATACTCTGTCGACTGAGCGGGATATTGAGGCCGGGGGTGACGGGCGTGGAACCCCCCAATCCGGCACCGGGCCCTCCACCGGCAGGAACGCCACCTAGCGGTACGCCAGCGATGCTCTGCCCCAGTAGATTGAAGAACCCCCCGATACCTCCACTGCCTCCGCCAAGAGATTCGATCAGCGGCAGGATCACCTGCAGCCGAAAGATCATCTCCAGAAGGTTCGCAACGAACGACTTGGCGAAATTGTCAAAGTTGAGCTCGCCTTCCAGTAGCCCATTTGCCAACGTAGTCGTGAAGTCCTTGACGCTCGAGGTGGCGATGTCCACCCCCTCGGCAATCGAGGGATTCTCTAGTAGTTCCTGAAGCCTCTTGTACTCCTCCGACGCGCGCATAATGCCCACGGCCGACTGCTCGAAGGCGGGGCCCATCTTGTCAATCGCGAGTAGCGTGTTTAGGGTCTTTTCGTTCAAGTCCTCGAGATCAATCGAGCCATCTTCGAGGGCATCGAAAAACTCTTTGATCTCTAGCGTCGCTTGGCCGGTGAACGCGGCGCGAGTGCGTTCGCGGAACTCTAGCAGGTCTGCGTTACCGCGAACCAAGGACTCGTCCTCGAAATCGATCTTGATGCCCTGGAACTCCTTCTGCTTCTCCAGTAGCACCTCGATGTCTTCGAGATCGCCCAAGATACCCGGCTTGCTCGAGGCGCGGCTCGCAAGGGCCTCAATCCCCTTCTGGAAGCGTCCCTCGAAGCTACTCAGGAAAGCCTCCAGCTTCTCCTTGGCGCCCGTGAGGCTCGGGATCAAGTCATCGAATCGCCCGCCCGCCTGCGTAAGCGTGGCCACGAGTGCCATGTATCGCTGATTCAACTCGAATACGTCGACTTTGCCTTCGGCTATCGTGTTGTTGAACTCGGCGATCTGATCCTGAATGCGCTCTCCGAATGTGTTTTCGATGAGTCTGTTTAGCGTCTCGAGATTCGCCCCGCTAAGGCCCTTCTCGAGTGATGCCTTAGATTGCGCCTCGGCAATGTTACGTGCCTTCTGGATCTGCGCAGCCAAGCCCGACGTGAGCGGCTCAAGCGAGAGATGGGCCTTGTCTTTGAGGAAGGACTCGAAGCCGTCTGAGAAGTCCTTAGCCATCTGCTCCGCCGTTTTCGTGACTCCAGCGACTATGGCCGGATCGCTGCCAGCCTGCTTCAACGCGGGAAGGATATCCTTACCGAAGATCGCTTCGAGAATACCTCGTGGGTCTCCACCGGGCTGGTTCTCGACAGCCTCACGAACCAAATCCAACGCCTCCATGGCCGTCCCGGGCAGTCTCCGTAGTTCCTGTCTGAAATCTCCAAAAACTGCCGTAAACGCCTTTTGCGTATCGAGACCCTCAATCCCGCTAGTCAGGGAACGAAATACCGAGAAGGCCTCAGAGGAGAAGTCATCAGCACGATCCCGCACGGCACCACTAGTCCGATCTAGGATGGCTTCAAGTTCCGCAGTCAGGGCCGCTGTGTTTCCTATGCCGAGCCCAAGTTTTATCTGAGGCCATAGGGCCAAGAACGAGAGTCCCAAGTCGTTAATGACATCAGTGAGTTCCACCGCGCGATTCGCCATGGACCTCATGAGCCCCAGCCCGGTATTACCAACCGTGACGAACGTCGATATGCCCCCTTCTGATTCGCGGAACGCTACGTTGAGCTGAACCAGTGTGTCGACGAGATCTATCATCGCGGGCGCGAGTTGCTGCCCGACTAGGGTTTTCGTCTTGAACCATTCGGCGCTTAGCAGCGCCTGCCTGGCCGTGAGTTCCTCAACCCTGCCCTCCGCGTCGATCAAGAGACGGGTGCCCTCGACGTAAGCCTTGTTAACGGTGTTCTGCGCCTGCGCGAGCTTCTCACCCTGCTTACCGAGGGATCCGAAGACGGTCAGGTTACGGACCGACTCCAGTCCGAGCTTCTCCATCAAGACGATGAGGTTGTCACCGTTCTTGATGGCATTGGCGAAGGCGGCAGCCGCGCGATCAACGAACTCGTCTGCGCTGAGGTTGTTCAGCTCTAGGGCACTGAGACTGAGAAGCTCTTTCCACGCAATCAACTGATCCGTCGACCCGCCCAACGCCTTCTCGAGCGATCCGAACAAGCGTAGGAACGCTGACCGTGTGAGCTCGGGGGCGACGCCGATGTCCTTCAACGTAGCTGCCAGAGCCAGGGCCTTGTTCGCCGTCAGACCGAACGCTGCACCTGCCTTGGTGAGTTCCAGCGTCATGCGCAGGATCTCGGCCTCACCAGCAGCTACCGTGGTCGCAACCTCACGCAATGCCGATGCGAAGTTCCCGACCGACTCCGGGCCGATATCCGAGATAGCGATGATACGACCGAGGGACGTAGCTGCAATCGTACCCGTCAGGTCGGAAACGGTTGATAGAAGAGCGACGGTCTTGGTAAATTCCGAGACGTTCTTTGTGCCACGGATACCCAAGCGGGCAACTTCCTGCCCGATGTTCGCGAGCTCGGTCGCCGCCACCGGGATCTTCGTGGACATATCCAAAAACGCTTCACCGAGTTCTTGAGCCTCCTCATCAGTCGTTCCCATGACACGTTGGACTCTGCCTAGTGCCTCTTCGAACTCGCCGAATGACTTAATCGACGCCGATGAGAACTTCACGACGCCAATACTCGCGATCAGTGCAGCAGCGCCAATCCCGGAAAACCCTGCAATCGCCGTGATCGCCGAGTTAGTGAATCCCTGAGAGGCGAAGATCCCGGCACGCATCGCCGCGTTCCATCCACCCACGGACTGCGAAGCCGCCTTAGTGGTCTTCGTCGCCGTACGCTGTGCGGCAGTGACTCCAGTCGTCCCGCCTGCGAGCCCCTTGAGGGCTGCGTTCGCCTTGACGGTGTCGGACGCCATCTTGGCGAGAATGGCGCGATACGCGGCGGAGCCCTTTGCGGCAGCACGAACGTCAACCCCCATTTTCAGGGTGATTGTTCTACTTCTTGCCACCAGTCGTGTCCTTGCCGTACTGCTCCGCCAGCCACTGCATGTCCAGCGCGGAGATCACCCTAAAATACACCTCTGCCAGCATCCCCTCGCACCCATGCAAGCGGAAGAAGGATTCGATCCTCTCGATCGGGATGGGGCCTGCCCCCGCGATTGTTATCGGACGCTGAACTTTCGACAGATAATCGAATGTAGCCCAGAGCCACTGCGCCTCCCCAGACGGGATTACGGGCTTGTCGGCACCGGCTGGGATCTTGTGGCTCCACCCTTCGTCGCGGAGCGCTTGGATCTTGTCTTCGCCGATTTTGCCGAACTCGATTTCCCATTTGAGGAGGCGACTGAGTTTCCCACGAGAGCCATCGCTGCCGCGGGAACGTAGTTCTCCCTATCGAGGGTCTCTTGCAGCACCCAGTCGCGGAACTCTGACACTTGGGAGAGCACCAAGATGGCGTTCTCGAGGGTGCAGGGCAGAGGCTCGTCGTTGTCATCGTCGTCCGACCACTCGATGCCTTCCCATTCGCGCACCGCGAGCTCGGCAAGGCATTCAGCGTGGATCTCGTCGAACAGGGCACGGATCTTAGGCGGCAGTAACTCCAGTGAGTCACCTGCCGCCTTGATCGCATCCATGTCCTTGATGATATCGCTCGCCCGAGCGGCCAGCTTCTGCTGCTTGAGCATTTCATACGACACCATACTGACGCGGGCGATCCTGACGCGTACGCCAGGTGCCCACTGTTTCCAGACTCCGTCTCTCTCTGCCGACCTGTCAGTCCTCAGTTTCTTCAGGTTCATTACGGCGTGCCTGCCGGGATGTCCTGGTACAGGATGCCGTAGCCGAGCGTCGCGTCTCTCACGGCGATGAATCCCTTCGGCTCCTCCACATCCGCGTTCTCGCCAGCCGCCGTTGGTGACCCCTCGGAGAACACTGCTCTCGGGAAGTACACCACGATCGTGTTCAGAGCCGCGTCGACGAGCACCAAGCGTATCGAGAAGTACGTGTGCGCCTCCATTAGGTTGAACACCTCTTCGTCCTGGAAGTAGAGGCTGAACGTGCCTGTCATGTCGATCGTGCCCTGACCGATGTCGATCGGGTACTTGTCGCCCACAGCTGGCTTGAGACGGTTGTTGCCGTTGATCGTGAGGTCCATGGCCTTTATTGGCGCTAGTCCTCCAGGCAAGGTCCCCGTATCGCCCTCGTCGATCAAGATAGACGCCACGTTCGCACTAGCCGTCATCGGGTCGGTCTGGATGCTCGCCAGATTGTGTGTCGCGCCGTTCAACGCCAAGAACTGACCTCGACGGCCGTCGAAGCTCACCTGGTTCGTGATACGTGCTTGAGCATTCAGCGAGAGCGATGCCTGACCGGGTCGGAGGCCACCGAAGTACATGTACTTGGCGACATCGAGATCCGTAAAGGCTTTCTCGATCTCGAAGGCCTTGATCACCGTGCCGTTGATGATCGTGGAGCCCACGCTGGCGTTGCCTTGTTCCGCGTTGGTGAGGTTGGCCACAACCTCGACGGTGTTCGCATCGGGTATCGATACGATGCGATACAAGCCGTCGTCGGCCGGCGTATCCGAGGAGGTGACTCGACACATCCCGCCGATCTGGGCCGCTGTACCGATGCCGCTGGCAGCCAAGGAGATGTCCGTGGTGACCGGGGTTCCACCGTTGTTGGTGTACGTAGCCCCAAGCGCCTCGGCAGCAGTGGTCAGATCGTTCCCGATCAGACCCTCGATGATGTTGATCCACCCCGGGTCCGTCGCTGAGATCTCGAAGTCGATCGTGCCCGCAGCCTGTGCCGCGAGCTCGGCCACCGCGTCCTTCATGCGATCGGATCGAATGACAGCAGAGGGCTCGGACTGCTTCTGGTGCTCGAGGGCCTCCCCCGTATACCTCAACTGCTGCCATGCGGTTGTCGTATCCGCGCCAGGTTCCCTGTTGAACGGCTGCCCGGCGGGAACTTCCCGCAAGTAGAGGTCAACTCGATTTGTATCACCGGTTTTCGGCATTGCCTTTTCTCCCTAAGGAATAACTTCGTCGCGTTCGTATGGAACAACGATCTGTAGTCTGTAATATGACTCGTCCACCCCAATGGGCGCAACATCGGGGATTCTTGTGGTTACAGTACCGGCCTCGGCACTAGAGAACTGCTTGTTCCGCAGGATACTCACTACCTCGTCGGCGATCTCCCTCGCCTCGTTCGTCCCTTCCCCTTGGTTCACGTAAATATCGACCACGATCTCCGCGTCGTGCCTGACGATCTTGTTGTTCCCCAAACTGATGATGTCGGCGTCGTCCACGCCCAATCGAAAGGAGATCCATGCCTCGTTGTTGATGGGGGGGTTGAACTCGATGTTGGAATAGGACACCGGCACGAACACGAAGGCGCCATTGAGCCACGCATCATCAAACGCCATCTCCAGTAACTTGCGCTCAGCTGCTAAGCCCATGACTAGAACCACCTGAGGGGATTATCGCCCATGTTCGAAGCCATTCAACACAGCCCTCGGCTCAAAGCTCGCCCGGGTGAGATCATCGCGTAATCGCTGTCTATCACGCGACCTGTCAACGTACGCCATTCTGCGATGTATGCTTCTCGCACTACGTCCACCCCTTCTGAACGATCTGTACGTCGAGTTCGATGAGGGCAAAGATGTCAACCTCCTCCAAAACCGGGTCCATTATTCCTGGGCCCGGTGCCTGTGAACTGTATCCGCCACTGCTACTTGGATGCGGTATTCCACGCGCCTCTCGCTCTTCGATTTTCTTCTTCGCCGCCCAGAATCGCTTCGGCCCATACGTCTTCATCACGCCAGTCTTGAAGAGCCCCTCGTCCGCGATAGCTACCCATTCCGCTTGGTTGATCCAGTTTGCCACCGTCTTGCTGGGGCTGAACGTGATGTTGCCCAATGTCGCCTCGAGCCCCTTGCGCGGGTTCACGGGAGTCAGATGCCCCTGGCTATCGGGCCCACCCCTCGGGGGAACGATGAGGGGCCTCGTGGGCTTGTCATCGTTGGACGCATGCCAATTCGCGGCGCCGTGACCGAGATCCTTCGGCGTAGCATTCACCAGCATGTCGCCCATCTGCTTGAACGTCGCCGCCGCGGTCTTGTAGAGGATGATCTCGGGATCGTCGAGGATTTTGGTAAACTCTCGCGTTACCTTGACGAGGTTAAGGATGTCCGCGCGAATGAACCCTAGAATCGCCGGTTGAGCCCCTGGAATCGATGGGACCGTGTGGCGAGGAACCTTGACGCCTGCTTGGGCCATTTACTTATGAACCGAGAGCTTGCACAGAACCGTCAAGCAATCCGGCTTGACGATCTGAACCGACGAGATCGACATCTCGTCTTGGTCGATGATCACCTTGGCATCAGGGGTGGGGGCGGTGTCAAACCGACACAGGATGGTCCTTACCCCGCTCTCCTGCAGCGAGTTGTCGCGCTGCGTATGGAAGAAGTTAGTGTTCAACCCCTTGAATACCGTATCGGTCACCGCCCGAGAGGGCAGTCCGGTGTCGGGATCGTACGTGGTCCCCGAGTATTCACGCAGGATCATATCGCGCCCAAACTTGGCGATCTGCTTGTCTGCCGTCGCTGCCATGCGGTCATAAAATGAAGCCATATCAACAGGGTGCCACACTGTTCGATGCAGCAGAAAAATAAGTTGCTCGAGGAGGTGGATCGCCAGCACGAGGCTCGCTAAATGGGGCGAATGTGACTGTGCGTGCAGCGGGGTTGTTGATGTACTGGTTGAATGTCACCCCGGAATCAACGCGCTCGTATACGGTACCAGGGCGTCCGACCACGAGCATGAACTGGTCGATATCGTCCGGGATTTTCGCATACGTCCAAACCAACGGATCGCCCGTGGCCACCAGCGATTCCTCGAACACCAGCCCCACCTGATTCTGCTTCTCGTCGGTGAGATAGTTCGCGAACGGGAGGAACACTGGAGGCGTTCCGAACTCGATGGTGAAGTCCCCTGTCACCTGCGCCTGCATGGCCGCTGGTGCGCCCGTGACGAGCTCCAGGAGGGTCGCTGGGTTGCCATCCCACACCTGCACCCTCTCGGTGTCGGCAATCTTCTTCGTAAACGTGAACGTCGTGTTCACGGCGTCGGCAGCCTCGACGGGCCGTTCCATAAGCAGGTAGAACAAAGCCAAACCTCCAGGAATAGGTGTACCGCTGAACGGCGGGTCAGGAACAGGGAACACCACATCGTCAGTAAGGTACGAGAAATGCGGAGGCCCAAATGTGGGAGGTGGGGTACCGAACTCAATGGTGGTGGAATTGGGGACCTGGAACTCCCCCGCGGTCGGTGCTGGGACAACGGGGCCTGTCGCCTTGACCGAGGGATTCCCTGACCAGGCGCGTACCTTGGTTAGATCGGCGATCGATAGTGACACGGTGAATGTCGTACGCACACCGTCCGATGCCTCAAGGGCTCGAACTTCGTACAGCAGCGTCGACATCGGTCACGTGCCGCGCAAGAGCTTGGTGCCGCCCTTACCGCCAGAAAGAAACGGACGCATCAGGTTGTCTACCTGCTGGTAGATCGTGGCAGCAGCCGCGCGGTCAAGGTACTCGACCTCGATCACATCGACGCGCTCACGCTTCACGTCCCCACCTCGCGCGAGATCCGGGTAAAGCTCGTCCCCGCTTGCCAGTCGGCGTGCGAACTCGACGTTCGCGTAGACCAGCCGGTTCGGAATGTCTGTGTCGGCAATGACCCGACCGTAAATGTCGGTGAACTCTACCTGCGGCCACAGCAGCGCCTGTGTATCGGAATTTGGGAGCGATATGAGCCGTGGCCCATACGCGTTATCGAGCTCCTGCGTCGCTAAACGAAGGAACTGCTCCTGATCGGCGGTGGCCGCTATGACGAAATCGTCAGTTGCCCCATACCGATCAGTCGCATAGGTGATCGCGTCAGCAACCGAGACGTACGACTCAGAGTCGACCTTCCCGGTTCCATCTTCGGTAATCAGGGCCATTTACGGCCCCAGCACCTTGTTACCCGGCTCCGGTGTCGACCGGGCCTTGCTGTTGCGCATGCCGTCACTGGCCGATGAAGTGCCGATATTCGCGCTCGTCGTAACCGAGCCCGCTTGGCCTCCTCCACGCCCGTCGGCGACGTTGCTCTTGCTCTTGTCGGTCTTCGTTCCCCCGGCGACCTTGGTCCCCGAGAGCGTCTGTCCGCCTGATCCTGTTTCCATCGTCTTGTCCTCCGACCTCTGTGCCCCCCGGGCTCGATATGAGCCCGAGGGGCGTTTCAGTGACGTTCCATTGCCCGAGGGTGGGCCTTAGATCGTGTTGAGGATGACGCCGGCCGAGGACTTGACGTCCGAGGCCTTCGCGAACCAGCTTGCGACGGTGCCCAGCTGAGTGTCCTGCACCCCGCCGAGATCCATTGCGCCGGTGAACGAGTAGCCCTTGCAACCGACCGTCTCCGCCCACTCCGACTGCGTACGCATGACGATGTTGTCGAGACCGGAGATCCTGTCGAGGATCGTACGGTTCGCCTCACTCTGATCGATGCGCGCGGCACCGACCGTGAGAAACAGCGTCAGATAGTTGTCCGGAGTGCCCGTCACGATCAGGTCCGCCGAATCCGTCACCAGCATCGGCCGCCCGAGGGTAGCCGTGATGCCGTTCTGGATTGCGAACGCCTGGGTCTCGAACGAGTTCGAGACGATCGCGTCACCAACGAGATCGAACCAGACCTTCGAATGGCAGATGCCGAACTGCAGTGCATTCGCGCGATCACCGAGGAGTCGGAACACCTCGTTGATGTTGAAATGCGTCAGGCTCGGCTGGTTCTGGGGAGTCGTGCCGGCGCCAGCCGACACATCCAGAATCGTCGAGCCCACTCCGAAGCCGTTAGAGCCGGTGGCGAGGTTGCCCTTGCCGATCGCCGCGACGAGCGCCTTGATGACGCGATTGACCCGATCGACCTGAACGGCAGCACCCGCCTGCTCGCCCACCACTCGACCGAAAGTCGAGAGAGGGAGACCGGTCTTGATGAACGAGTCCTCCGTCTTGTCGAACTGGAGACGCTTGTTCAGCTTGACCGAACGAATGTCTTCCTGCGTCAAGTCGGACACGAGTCCGGTCTGCACGCTCGTCGGGTCTCTGTCCTGGACAATGCCAGTCTGCTCGAGGAAGAACGACTCGTCCCGGAAGTTTCCTCGATGCATCTCGTTTCCGAGCTGAATCGAGCCGTTCGACGCTGCGTTGAACGCGTTCGCGAACTGCATCTCGACCTCTGCGAAGGCCCCATTGAATTGAGCTTCGTACAGCTGGTATTGCGCAACTGTTCCTGGATCATTTGTAAGTGCCATAGTCGTAGTCTCCTGTTACCGGCAGGGCTTCATGTCCTGACATCGGTGTGTACTTTGAAATACTTGCCAAGTTGCCCGGTCGGCTGTTCGTTGTTCAGCTTCTCGAGCCATTTTGCCTCGCCGTGCTTCTCGATGAACGCGACTTTCTCTTCTCGCGTCATCTGATCCACAGGCTTGGCTAGCAAGGATCCGGCACCACCGTTCCCGCCTGATGCGGAGGCTCCGCCTCCTGAACCGACGCGCGCATTGAACGCGGGCGTCCACTCATCTTTGGCCTTCAGGAGTTCGATGTACTCCTCGGCCTGCATGTAACTGTCGATACCCTGCTTGCGTGAGACGAGGGGCGTTCCCTTGTCGTCAACCATGCGGTGGGTATATCGGTCGCCATCCTCGACGACCTCCATGTGCTCCAACACGTCGTGAAGCAGGAACTTCGGTCGCCCGTCTTGAGCCGCAATCGCATCGAGTGCTTCGGAGCGCTTGATGGTATTCTCGAGCTTGATGCTCATGGTCGAGAGGGCCGTGTCGCGAGCCTGTAGTTCCTTCTCGTACGCAGACTGGAGTTGTGTTTTCACCGAAGTGGTCGCGTCCTTAATCTTCTCGGAAACGTCACCTTGGCTGTCGACGAGTTGCTGCAACTCCGAGATCTTGTCTGGGGTGAAATCCCCGAACCCTTCGAGTTTGGACTTCAACGACTTGATGCTGTCGCGAGTCTGCCTGTGCTCGCCGCGCTCGTTCTCCAGACTCTGACGTAGCGTGACGATTGCCTCATCGTCACCGTCCACGTTGAGACGGAATCCCGCTTCCGCGTTCGATGGGTCGATCTGGACGTAGTGTCCGCGATCGTGCTCTTCGACAACATCGAGGCTCTCAACTTTTCGCTTCAACGACATACAATTAACTCCTAGCCCGATATCAAATGGGCCGTCAACACTGACTACTCGTCAGTGCTTGGCTCTGGATCCTCAGGCGGAGTTATGATTGTGGCCACCGGGGGCGCCGGCGGAGGTGGGGGGACTGGCTTCGCGTGGTAGCGTGGCCAACCTCTCAACGTAGGTCGTTTCGTATATGTTCGCGCCACAGTTCAAGTCCTCCTGACTGAGTCTCGTTGGCGCGCACTGCTTTTCGATATCGCTACCTCGGCGTCTCCATTACCGAGGCCTGAAAGGATCAGGTTACCTCAAACTGATATTGGACTGCTAACACCTCTTCATCCGTCACTCTTGGAAAGACCCTTCGGGTTGTCGTTGATCCCCTTGGTCGCCGCACCCTCATTGTTCGAGAGCCCAGGCTTCGAGCCGCGGGTCTCTGCCACCGCCAGAACACGCTCGCGAACAGGCGCCATCTCCGTGACCTCTTCGGCGATATCGACGCTCTCGTCGATGATACCGCGCTTCTTGCACTCGCTGAGAAGCGTCTGCGGCGTGATGTAGTTGGCAATTCCGAGCTTCAAGAGCATCTCCAACTCCGGCCGCTCGTCCAGGTTCACCCCGAAGTCCGAGAACACACGCGGGGTGCCCGCGAGCCCCAGCGCCTTCTCGGGATCGGTCGTGAGCCCGCCGTACAGGGCCATGAGCGCGTACGCCTGCTTGAGCGCGTCCCCGTAGCCCAGTGCCCACGTACCGAGCTCGCTCATGGACTCGGCTGCGGCGATTGAGGCGTCAGTCGCGTTGCCCGCTGACGGGGCGTTGCGTCTCACCAACAGATCCGTGCCGAGGGAGGCGGACCGGCCCTCGATGTCCAAGAGGTGCACTCTGCCCTGCGGGATTGCTCCCTCGCCGCCCGAGGCGATCTCGATCCACTTCACGTCCGACTCGGGGTCAGGGTTCCAGATGGCCAGGGCGCTACTGTGCTCGTTGTTGACGTCCTCCTCGCGAAAGCCCTTGTAGAACTTCTGCGGGACGCGAGCGTAGTGCAGGATCGTGTTCTGCTCGCTCGAGGACTGCCAGTGCTCGACGTTGAGCCACGCCAGCGCGAGCATCGGCGGGCTCGACTCCATGAACCGGATCTTGTTCGTGTAGAACGGCACGAGCGGGATCACGGGCATCTTGATCGTCTCGTACTGATCTACCAGCTGCCACTGGCCCTTCGATACGTCGCGCGGAGAGATCGCGGAGACCGGAAGCGAGGGCGATAGCGAGTTGGTCGTGAACGTCGTCGAGAGGTGCGTGCCGGTATTCGTGTTCGAGCCAGTCAGCGATTGGAATACGGACACGCGCCCCGGCTCCAGCAC